CAGTCAATCGGGAATCTCATACCGGCCTGCACTAGCTGCAACTGCTCAAAGAAAAGCCGCACCATCGTTGAATGGCGGCAAGGACGGGCTGCTCCGCGGAGAGCGGCCTAATCCCACAAACCTCCCTGGCTGAAAAGGCTGGGGTCACTTCCCGGAAAGGGATAACCGCAATGTCCGATGTAACGACCGCCGAGGGAACTGAACAGGTACCTGAGGATGTAGAGCCAAAACCAACCGAAACGGTTGAGTTTTGGAAGCAGAAGGCTAGGGAGCATGAGAAGCGCACCAAAGACAACTTCGCGGCAGTAAAGCGTCTTGCCGAGTTAGAAGAGGCGCAGAAGTCTGAGGCCGAGAAGATCGCCGACCGGTTGGCGAAAGCCGACGCTGAGGTGGCCGGGATCCCGTCGAAGGTGTGCGAAGCACTCAAGGCCCATCTGATTGCGATCCACGAGATCGCTGATGAGGACGCCGAACTGTTCCTAACGGCCACCGACCCGGAAACCCTGCTCAAGCAGGCTGATCGGCTGGTCGGCCAGTCGGGCAAACGCAAGAACATCGTGCCCCGTGAGGGGCGCACACCCAATCAAAGCCTTGTCGATCCCACGCGGGATTTCCTGCGTTCGATCAACGGGCAGTAACCCCTTTTAAGGAGTATCAAAATGGTTGCTTTGCAAAGCACCGATCTCTACCTTCCCACTCAGATCGCCGACGGCATCGTTGAGCGCGTCAAGACGGCTTCCACCGTCGCGGCCCTCAAAGGCCAGGCCCCGATGCGCTTCGGCAACGTCAACATCGTGACGTTCGACGAGGATCTCCGCGCCGAGTTCGTTGAGGAGTCCGAGCACAAGTCCTCCGACGAGGCCCGCCCGGAGTTCGTCACCGCCGTCCCGCACAAAGCGGTCGTGCAGATGCGTACCTCGGACGAGTTCAAGTGGGCCGACGAGGACTACCAGCTCGGCATCCTGAACAAGTATCAGGAGAAGTGCGCCCGGGCAATCAGTCGCGCGCTGGATCTGGGCCTGTACTACCGGCTCAATCCGCGCACCGGCACCGAGGTCACGTCGTGGACGAACTATCTGAACACCACCACCAATCGGGTTCCGGTTGGTGCGAACGCGGACATCGACTTCGAGACCGCCGCCGGCAAGGTGATCAGCACCGGTGTTCCCGTCAACGGTGTGGCGTTCGACCCGTCCTACGCCTGGACCCTCTCGACCGCCCGTTACGTTGACGGCCGGAAGAAGTACCCGGAGTTGGGCTTGGGCAACGGCATCTCCTCGTTCGAGGGTGTCAACTCGGCCACCTCGAGCACGGTGTCCGGTAAGGCCCGGGACGGCGAAGCCACCGACAACGGCGTGAAGGCCATCCTGGGCGACTTCCAGGGCGGAATCTACTGGGGCATCCAGAAAAGTTTCCCGTTCCGGATGCTGGAGTTCGGCGACCCGGACAACGCCGGCCGCGACCTCGCCGGTCACAACGAACTCCTGTTCCGCACGGAGATCGTGTACGCCTGGTATGTGTGGCCCGAGAAGTTCGCGGTCATCGAGGGTGCTGCGGCGCCCAAAGCTGAGACCGCCCCCAAGGCTGCCAAGTAAGCAACCGCTGAGGTGGGGCCCGGGGATCGCCCGGGCCCCACTTCACGGGAGAAACCATGCCTGCTGTCAGCATCAGCCCCGAGGATCTGAAGCCGTTCGCCGACATCCCACCGGATAAGGCGCAGGCGATGATCGACGACGCGATGGCGCTTGCCGCTTTCTACGCCCCGTGCATCCTCGACCCGCGTTTCGAGTATGAGGCTGCGGCGACGGCGATCATTCGTGGGGCGATCCTGCGGTGGAACGCCGCCGACACCGGGGCTGTCACGTCGCAAACCGCGGGCCCGTTCTCCGTTGCCATCGACTCCAGTGTCCGCCGAAACGGCATGTACACACCGGAGGAAATTGAGCAGTTGCAGGCGATGTGTGCGGACCCGAACGCCGGGAAGAACGGCGCGGGGACGGCGTGGGGTTACGACACCATCCCCACCGGCACGGTGCAGCAGCACGCCGAGATCTGCTGCACAACGTTCAACGAACCGCATTGTTCGTGTGGGGCGAACCTGACCAAGTCCGGGCAACCGTTGTGGGATGGCTACGCGTCGTGAGGCTCACGCCTTTGCCGTTCACCTGCCTGCACGAGTCCTACACCCCCGGTGAGGAAGACAGGCACGGCAACACCCTCCCCGGCTGGTTAGAGGCCGTGGAGGTGCCATGCATGTGGTGGCCGGTGTCCTCCGAGGAACCACCAGGCCCACCGACAGGATCTGAACGGGTCGTCGGGGAACTCGCCCTCGTCGTCGATGTCGCCGTGCCGATTGATCAGCGCGACAGGTTCACCGTCAAAGAGCAACTGTTCGAGGTGGCCGGACTGGCGAAGAACTACGACTACGGGCCGTTCGGGTTCACCCCGAACCGCAAAGTCATCGAACTGCGGATGGTCCGATGAAAATCAAGTTCAAACGCAACGACGCCGGGTTCAACGAGCTCCGTACCCGCCCCGCTACTGATGCCAGGGTGAAGTCAGAAGCCGAGAACCTCGCCACGGCTGCGAACGCCATTCCGTCTACAACTTCACCGGCGGCCACCGAGCCGTACTACGAAGTCGTAGACGCCGGGAGTGAGAAACGTGCCCGCTACCGGGTGAAGACCACCAGCGTCCGCGCCAGGCTCCACGACACGAAAACCCAAGCGTTGCTGCGAGGTCTGTCAAGTGGCTGACCTCTTGATGTACCCGGATCAGACGTTGGTGGCCCGGAAGTATCTGCTGGCCGGCCTCGCCGAGCAGGGCATCACCGGGGTTCCGGTGGCATCACGGATCCCGTCGCCGTTGCCGGAGTGGTTCATCCGCTGTTACGCCCTGCCCGGTGCTGAGAAGTGCATGCGGGTGCAGTGGTGCCGGGTCATCGTCCAGGTGTACGGCACCACCGATGAGTTCTGTTCACAGATGGCGCGTATCTGCGCCGCTGTGATGAGAGCGGCCCCCGAAACGGAGGTCGACGTGTACGACAACGGCGAAAAGCTGTCTCTAGTCAACTATCCCGTCGAGCTTCATGGCCCGTTTCCCAGTGACGACCCCGATCTGCCGGACTGGCCGCTCTACGAGTTCAACGTGGTGTGGCACATCCCCAATCAGCTCTGGCTGCCCTAAATCACAACAGTTTCCAAGGAGGAAACCATGACTGCACCAAGCACTCCCACCGCTCACACTCTGAGCAAGAACACCTTCGTCGGTAAGCCCAGCGTTACCGGTGGCATCTTCCTGCTGCCGCAGACCGTGGCCCTGCCGACTGACGCCATCTCCGAACGGCCGGCTGAGTGCATCCGCCTCGGTGGTGTGTCGGAGGACGGCTACACCTACAGCTCCGAGCGGACCATCGAGAAGCGGAAGGACTGGAATGCGCAGACTGTCCGTTCGCTTCAGACCTCGATGGACGACATGTTCGAAATCACGTTCATTGAGTTCCTGAACCCGGAGCTGCTGGCCGCGTTGTACGGCGATGAGAACGTCACCGTCATCCCGGCTACTGCCGCGAACGGAACGCAGATCTCGGTGCGCCACTCGGTGGAGATGCTTGACCACGGCGCGTACATCATCGACACCTTCGATGGGAAGGTGAAGCGCCGCCGCGTCATTCCCGATGCACAGCTTGAAACCCTCGACCCGATCGTGGAAAAGCCGGGTGACTGGTCGGTGTATTCCGCGAAGTTCTCGGTGTTCCCCGACGCTCAGGGCTTCACCAGCTACGTCTACACGGTGCTCAACGATGCCACCGGCACGACTCCGCTGAAGGCTCCTGTCACGGCTGACGCGAAGGTCGATCCGGTTGTTGCTGACGCGACCAAGCCCGCCGCAAAGTAACCCACTGAACACCTCCCCGCGCCGTACTAACCGCCTTGGCGCGGCGCGGGGAGGCTTCCAGTAACGGCCAGGCGGGCCAAGGTGGAAGTGATGCCGAAAGACAAGCTGGACAACGATATCCCCGACGTTCCCGCCGAGCCTGATGTTCCTGTGGTGAAGCCGGGTGATGCCGGCTTCGACTGGGCCACCCTGTACGGCACCGATGATCTGTTCGTTCACACCTTCTCGAATGGTGTTGTGGTGGCGTTGAAGCCGTTCACGTCGGTGTACGACGAGGTGTGGCTGTACAAGAACCGTGAACTCCCCGACACCCCGTTGAAGTTCTCGGCGATCAACCGGGGCTCCTGCCCGACGGCGCAGGCTGTTCTCGCTTCGCTGCCCGACGACGGCAGCATGGGGACACCGTTGAGTGATCTGTTCACTGCGTGGACGGCTGCGGCCACCGGAGGGCTGACGCCGGGGGAATAGTGTGGCTGATCCGGCAGACCGGGGCTCTCGCTGACGCGATCCTTCGGGATCTGCTGTCGGATCGGCTGACATTGGGCGAGCTGGGTTGGCGCGGCTTGTGGGCTTACGTCACGGCGGCCCCGCCTGGGACTGCGATCTATCACGCCCGCAACGAGGGCTGGTCGATCGGTGATCATCTCGCCGCGGAGCAGTTGCATGCGTTGCGGACGTTGGATTGGCGTTACACGGCAATCCATTTCAAGCGTGGTGCGGATCAGCCGTTCCCGGATCGGATTCCGCGCCCTGGTGTTGATGCACCGCAACGGTATGACGGGCCGACGTGGGAAACCGCGACGTTCGAGGAACTGGTTTCACCTGAAGTGCTTGCGCTGCTACGAGGTTAAGGGAGGTTCGCCATCACGGAGTTAGGCGTTGCCTATGTGACCATCGCCGCGAGCACTCAGGGCATGGAGCGCGACATCAAGGGCGCTTTCAACCGGGTTAACCCGGAGGCGGCGGGCCGTAAGGCTGGGCAGCAGTTCTCTTCTGGTGCGGCGTCGGGTGTGAACCTGTCGGGTGTGCAGTCGAAGATGGCTGCGGCCGGGTCTGTGGGTGCGAAGGCTTTGGGTGGGGCGCTCACGTTGGGTGTGGCCGCTGTGGGCACGGCGGTGGCCGGCACCTTGGGTTCGGCTTTGTCGAAGGGCTTTGATCGGCTTAAGGCGATTGATGATGCGAAGTTCAAGCTGAAGGCGTTGGGTAACTCTGCGTCGGATGTGCAGACCATCATGGATTCTGCGCTGGCGTCGGTGAAGGGCACCGCCTACGGGCTCGGGGATGCCGCCACTATTGCGGCGTCTGCTGTCGCGGCCGGGGTGAAGCCGGGCCAGGAGCTGACGAACTATCTGAAGTTGACCGCTGACACTGCGGCGGTGGCCGGTACCTCGTTGTCGGATATGGGCCGGATCATCAACCAAGTCCGCACTTCGGGGAATGCTTACACCGAGGATCTGAACCAGCTCGCCGACCGCGGGATTCCGATCTATCAGTGGTTGGGTGATGCGGCTGGGGTTGCTGCCGGGGATGTGAAGAAGCTCGCCGCTGATGGCAAGATTTCGTCGCAGTTGCTTGAGCAGGCCATCAGTAAGAACATCGGCGGCGCGGCTAAGACGATGGGGCAATCCTTTTCGGGTGCGGTGGAGAACGCTAACGCCGCGCTCGGGCGTCTCGGTGAGGCGTTGTTGAAGCCGATGTTCGCGAACGCTTCCGGTGGGATCGCTTCGATCACGAACGCTTTGGATTCGATGACGGCCTGGATCAATAACAACCAGGGCATGATCATCGGGTTCTGGCAGAACATCAGTGTCGCGGCGGTTTCGGTGGCCCAGGATGTGTTGCGGTCGGTCGGTTCGATCACCGAGGCGATGGGGCAACTGGTTGGTGTTGCCGGTGATGTTCAGGGCGCGATGCTGAAGGTGCAGTCCGCTGCGGCCCGGTTCCGTGGGGACACCGCCCAGGCGGATGAGCTGAATGCGCAAGCGGAGGCGGCGTTCGGGTGGGGCGAAAGTTTGCAGACCGCCGGCCAGAAGATGATGTCGACCGCGGACAGCATGGATCGGGCGAAGGATTCCATTCGGGCGTGGGGTGATGAGGCGAAGCTCGCCGCTAACAACCCGTTGTTGGCGAAGCTCGGCGCGGATGTGGTGCAGCAGGCGGCGAACGTCCAGGCGGCGTTCGACAAGCTCCCCAAGGATGTTCCGGTCAATGTGTCGGCCCCGGGTGGGCAGGAAACTTTCGATCTGTTGTCGAAGCTCGGTGTTCAGGTTTCCACGAACAACGACAAGCAGATCACCGTGGATGCGCCGATGGCCCCGGAGGTGCTCAAGCTCCTTGAGGATCTGGGTATCAAGGTCACCACGAATAACGATAAGACGATCACGGTCACGCAGACGGGTGCGGAGCAGGCTTCTACGGAGATTGATCAGGCGGCCCGGGATCGTGAGGCGACGATCCGGGTTCTGGTTGATACGCAGGCTGCTGCGATTGACGCCGGTGCTCAGATTGGTGTGACTCCGCGGGCCAACGGGGCGATCGTGCCGATGGCCGAGGGCGGCCTGCGAATGATTGAGAAGCCCGACAACGCCGGGATCTACGAGGGCCGGGGTGCGGGAACGATCTTCGCCGAAGAGGAAACCGGCGGGGAGGCTTATATCCCTCTGGCCCCGGCGAAGCGTGACCGTTCGACCCAGATTTTGTCTGAGGTGGCGAAGATCTTCGGGTTCAGCTTGGCGAAGTCCGGGGCCACCACCACATCGTCGTCGGTGTCCGGCGGGAGCGTTGTTTCGGGTTCACCGGATTTGGGTGGATTCGCCGGCGCGGTGACCGGGCCGATCGTGAACGTGTTGGAGCAGATCCTCAGTGCGCTGTCGTCGTCGCGGGGTGGTTACAGCGGTTCTTCTACCGTGAGCCTCGCCAGCTCCGATGCCGCCCTGCTCGCCCAAGTTCCGAAGGGCGGCATCTACAGCGCCACCGGCGACCTGTCGAAGGGGTTGGCTGACTGCACCTCCGGTATCGAGGATCTCGTCAACCTCATGGACGGCATGCCGACCGCGGGCCGCAGCATGGCGACGGGCAACGCCGCGGAGTGGTTGACCGCTAACGGGTTCATGCCCACTGACACTCCGATGCCGGGGACGTTCCAGGTGGGCTACAACTCCCACCACATGGAAGCGACCCTGCCGGGTGGCACGAACATCAACTACGGCTCGGATGCTTCTGTCGCTTCGGGTGGCACAGCGGGTGCGTCGGGTGCGTGGGATCCATCGTTCACGCAGCAGTACTACCGGCCGGTGGGTAATGCGTGGAAGAAGTTGGCGAAGTCGAGCGAGGAGCTGACCGCCACGATTGACGAGCGCACCGACGCGGAAAAGCAGTTGACCGACGCTGCTAACGCGCAGTCCGACACGGTGACGCAGCAGATCGACGCGAAGAAGGACGGCAACAACGACATGTCGTCGTTGGGGCAGTCACTGTTCGGCGGGGTGCTTCAGTCAATCGGTTTGGACGGTTCGCTGTTCTCGGATCCGACGCAGTGGGCGAACACCAAGTCGCTGACCGCTCTGGCTAATTGGGGTGGCGGTTTGATGCAGGGCATCATGGGCGGCGGGCAGTCCCAGGACGGTTCACCGACATCAGATTCCGGTGGCGGTTCCCTTGGCATTCCGGGGATCCCGAATATCGCGGACTTCCTCAAACCTCTGCCGGCTGGGGCGATGACCCCGACAGGGCAGGATCCGCAACCCCATCAGGGTGCTGGGGCGCAACCGGGCCCGGCGGTGGTGGTGAACGGGAACGTGGGTATGGATCCGCGGCAGTTCACTCAGCGGGTTGATGCCGCGCAGAACCAGTCCGTTCGCCGCAACCTGAACTCGGTGAGGCCATGAGTCGCGAGGATAAGTTCCGGTTTGATCAGTGGTCGCGGTTCGACACCACCCAGGAGGTGGTGCAGGGCATTGATGACTGGACCCGCCCGGATGGCACCGCGATTTATCAGCCTGTGTCGGACAGGCATCCGGGGTGGCAGCGGTACACCAATTGGTATGACTTGGGGCCGTGGGGCCGCCAGCTCCGGGGGAAGCACACGAAGATCGTGTACCTGTCGCCGGACGGTAATTCGTTGTGGAACCTGTCGGGTGATTGGGCGGGCAAAGAGGGTGTGGTGTTGGCACCTAATTTGCAGGGTTCGATGCACATGCCGTTCGACCAGAGGTATTCCGCTGGGGCGTATCAGCTCGGCGAAGAGTTGGAGCGCACCGACTACCGGAAACGTGTCTTCCATTTGGGTGTGATTTTGGGGCCGCACATCAACCTGCTGTCGCGGAAACGGTACCCGGACAACGAGTTCTCCTACCGAATGTTGGAGGAGAAGTGGTGGTCGGCGT